TGCCAACTTGGTTGTTTTGTCATATTCTAATACCTTACCATTCTATTTATTTCAACTAATACAGTCGATAACTTGCTCGACTTCTCCTTGATATGGAGGTCTTGGTTTCAACTGTGCTCTTAGTATTGCACCAAAACCAGTTTTAGTTTCTACTGTAAGTTCAGGGAACTCAGTTACTTCTGGAACATTGATTACTGTTGCATCTGGTGGAATCACATTAACAATCCTACCAAAGTCGTCTACAAAGGTAGTGTATTCATTACCATCAGAATCAATTACCTTATCATCCTTATCATAATCTTCACCAGGATTAATAACAGTTACATGATCAACTATAACAGGTTCATTCTTTTCACCATCAGTATTCCTAACTGCATAATTCTCACCAGGAGAAATCATAATGACATCAACAACTTGCTGATAAGTTGGTGATTCTGGATCAGGATCTATTACTGCTCTAGCAACAGCACCATATCCCTTATTACAAGTATCAACGATTTGAACAAAAGGTGCAGCATTATAACCAGATCCACCACTCTTTAAATCAACACCAATAATACTACCGACTGCTTCTACACCAGAACCAATTACGTCACCAAATATTGCTCTGGCATTTGCACCAACACCACCGCCACCAAAAATCTTAAGTTCCACACCAGCACAACCTAGTGGAGGTCCACTATAACATTCTCCAAGAGGACTCTTAAATCCAGGAACAGATACACTTGGATTCATAAAATCAAATACACCCAAACTACCTTTTATACCACCAATATTAAATCCTTGAACAGCATCTACTACTCCTTCAGTTAAAGAATCTGCTGTATTTGCTACTGATAATACATTGTCTATGAGAGAATCAAGTGCCTCTACTGGTCCTCCTCCCATAATTACTTGCTGAACCGTCATAGATTCATCATCTGATTTATCTTGACACTTAAACGCACTTGCAATTGCCTGTAAATTCTCTGCTTTACCTCTAAGAAAATCGCCAGGACTAAATCCACCTAAAATTTTAGATATCCCACCTAAAGATGGCATAATACCTTTTGTAAGACCTCCAATTACACTATTCATTATACCACCAATCGCCTGATCCATAATACAATCAGTAAAATTCTCAACATTATCCACTAACTGATCTATTATTCCATCTATGGCATCACCCATACCACCTATAGCATTTTGTAATATACAAGGAATACCTTCATGGAAGGATGTAAGTGGTTTAATAAATGCTGCTTGTGCTGCTATACCAGCTTGTTTTGCTTTACCTCTACTCTTAGTAGCAGCAAACACAGTTGCAAATGTAGTATTATATACTTTTTTTACTCCTTGATTAGCATTCTTAGCAACTTCAGTTTGCATTTTACCCATCATATCTTTAGCTATCCCACCACCTAATGCTTTAATCTGAACCTTCGCATTCGCAGTTCTTTCTTTTATTTTAAACTGCACTATACCTTTAAGTTCCTCTGCCTTCGCCTTATATTCGTCAGTATCAATACCACCAAGAACAGATTCAAATTGAGATTTAATTGCTTCAGTATCAATCGAATCTTTTAATATTTTCAAATCCTTCTGCATATTTTTCATTTCAGTCTTCATTTGCCTACTGGCAAGTTTCAAAGACGATATGCCCTGAGATACCGTAGGACTATCAATTATGCTTCCTAGAGCAGTAAAAGAACTTTTTATCTTTTGTTTATCAAATTCAATTTCACCAAGTTCCTCACCCAGTTTACCAACTAATTCACTAAGTTTAGCTGTGTTTACCTTATCTGCAATTTCTTTAGGTAAATCAATAGGTAATGGGGTAGAACTAGGACCTGATTGATCACCAACTTCTTTATTTAAAAAATAAGCACTTGGTGGATTCTTTTTAGTATATCCAGTATAAGGTTCAAATGGTCGTGTATAAGGTCCAAGTTTGACTGGACTTGAAGCTCTACCAAATATTCCCAATATTACAGGTAGCTGTGCATCATCACCATCAAGGAAGAAACCAAATACACTATCTCCTGGTGATAATCTAGTTGATCTAAAAACTCCAGCACCACCAGATCCTGCAGTTGCTGGTAGTAAAATCTGAGCCCAAGGTAAATCCTTGTCAGGCAATTCAATCGGATCTTGAGGGTGATATCCCATGATCCTTACTTTAATTCTATTTCCCCAAGGATCAGATTGATCTTCTTCCTCAGTTGCAATTTGATTTATTTGACTACCTTGGCATTCCTCTGGTGCAATCTGACCAATCCACCACCTAAATCCATCTCTTCCTACAAAATTGCTCTTTAATATTGACTCTTCTATCATTTTGCTTTAGTACCGTATGTATCTTTAATTAACGTTAATGAAGTGTAAGATCCTGTTGGATCAAAATGATGACACAGTTCTTTAATCATATATAGACCACTTTGTTCAGTATCAATTGCATCCTTTCCAGAAGCAAGAGCAAATTCACATTCGATAATATCACCAGCCTTTAAATTAGTATTAGAAGGTACTGTCATACTAAGTTTTTGAGAGAATATAGTATTATATCTCATAAGTGCTTGGGATTGAGTAAATGTTGGATCAGCATTCTCTTTTTTAGATACACCCTGTTCCATAGTTCCTCTATCCATAATAGCAGTAATAAATCTACTTGGAGTCTGAGCAAGATTGCCTGGTAGATTAATATTTTTACCTAAAGTTGAAGCTTTACCTTTTTTTGGATCTTTACTAGCGTAATTTTCAGATGTAAATATACCCTTAGCAGGGTCTGTATATTTAAAGGTTAATGGATCAAAAAATATTCTATAACTGCAATAAGCACCTCTTTGCAGTTTACCCAATACATCTTCATTTTGAGATGTTTTATACCTTATGATTTTAAAATCATTATTTGATTGTTCTATAACTTCAGTTGAATAATATCTTGCAGTAGGTTTTGAATTTATTAAACTATCAATAGATCTAAAATGAAATCCATCTTTGGTTTCAAAAAATAAATATCCCGAAGTGCTGCCATCCTTTGCGGTTTCAGGAACTGCTCTAGATGCTAACCACATCAAAACGGTAAATGGTTTTCTCATGTTGCCAAGAAATCCATAGACATTTTGAGTTGGATCTATATCAACCTCACGCTTATCAAGCAATTTAGATTTAATAATATCTTTAACTGATTCTGATATTTTATTAGATGTTGGATATTTTCTACCAATTCTAGATGTTTCATTAGTTATTGCACCTATAGAAACTAAATTTAATGTAAATGATTCTGATTTCTTTCTACTAATTACATTACTAATACTAGATACAAAAAACGATAAATTAATTCCTGGATTATCTTCAGTGTTACCACCAATTTTTATAGTAACTGTTTCTCCACCTCTTAAAGGTAAACCATTATAAATCGATTGAAGATTACCATCATCACCCTTTATAGTATTTCCCTCATTAGTGACTTGCAATTTAGCAGTAAGAGTTGGTGAAAATATATCCTCATAATAGTCAATCATTATAGTACCAGGAGCAATATCAATCGTCTTTGAACCATCTGTAGATTCAATTATAATTTCTTCATATGTCGATCTTCTTAATGCTTCCATTTAAGTATACGCAGTAATTAACGTTGTTATATGTTTATGATATTCCTTTATATTTACACCACCACCCCTTGCTCCTCCTCTAGGCACACTACCAGTACCTTGTGATGTATTATTAAGTTGAGATTGTGCTCCTAATCCTGGTGGTGGAGGCATCATAATTTTTTGACCTTTTCTTTCTGGTGTTATCTCCTTAAGAACACCTTGCATATTCTCCTTCACACTTGCAAAAGTTTCTTGAACTTCTGGTGTATCAATAACATCTTTCAATTCGTTAGCAACTGATTCCATCTCAGGCATTAATGATTTACCAATACCCATCAAAGAACTCATTACACCTTCAACATCTTCAGCACCAGAAGACGTAAACCCACTACCGAATATAGATGAAAGGTCTATTTTATTCTTAGTTGATTTTGATGCATTAGATTCTACACCAAATCTACTAAACATACCTTCAATATTGGCATATCCTTCTTTTGGTTCCAAATTAAATTTATTTTTCTCAGATTCTAAGAAACTAGAAGCTTCCATTAATTTTTCAGTTATATTATTTGGAAGAATAAATCCATCCTGTTTAGGAACAAATAATTCCCTATCCTTAGATTTACCATCCTTACCTTCACCCACAAGTGCTGTTTGACCAGCCTTAATTTCTCCCCCCTCAAAATACTCTAAAACTTCATTCTTAACATCTTCTTTAATATCATCTTTCTCCCCATCTTCATTATCTTCACCCTCTGTCTTATTTTTATTTGGGAACATATCAAGAAAATCCCACCACTGATTTGATGCACCAGGATCATCTGTACCCCCAAAGAATCTATCTTTCTGTTGAGATTCGCTCTCAATTCTTTCTATTTCCGTATCTAAATCTTTATCATTCTGATATCTATTGACTCCAGCGATGAAATTTGTATTTAGATTTGTAAGTTTATTGTTAACATTCGTAAAAGCCTCTTCTGCCTCATCTTTCTGTTTATTAAAATCAAAGAAACGAACCATTCCAAGTACTTGATCCAGTTTACTGGACATACTTTGAAAGACACCGATCACCCCATTTATAAATCCCGTGAAAATTTGAACTACTTGATTAATTCTCTTAATCAACCCAGTAATACCTTTTAGAATCTGTGGTAATCTTTGAACCACAAACCCTATCAAAACAAGTCCAAGGAAATTGAGTATTCTACCTAGAACTCCCTTCCCAGTATTTCTTATAGCCTTTCCTCTTGCTTTCACCGCACCATTAACTGAAGATGCTTCAATCTGATCTTCTCTTTTCCTCCTCAAAAATGATTCCCTTCTTCTCCTAAAGAAAGTACCATCAGATGTTATAAGTTTCTTTTTACCTATATTATCAGTCTTAACAGTTTTAGCAATAGATCTAGTTAAAAAACTAGAGCGTGTAATACCAGCAGCAAGACCATTAAAGGATCTACTTATATTATTAAGACTAGAAGTCGATTGTATTAAAGATTGTGGATCCATTTTATGTTGGAACTACTTGATAGTTTTTAAAAGCAAGAAATACATAACTATTATCAATATTTGATGGTGGTATCACAGGAACACCTCCACCAACAGCACCAGCAGCAACACTTCCTCCTACTGCATTAGGATCAGCACCACCACCTACATCAGGATATGGAATTACACTAGCTTTAGGTTCTTGTAAAGATCCCAACTTTTTAGTCAAATTAGAGGTTTTCTGCTCTCTAAGATTTTTTGCATCGATCTTTGGATCTTGCTTCGATATTGAATCAACATTAGTTTGATTTTTCTGTGCTTCAATTCTACCTTTTAACTCTTCTATCCTACCACTCTTATCTGCTTCAAATTTTTCTAAAGATTTATCATATTCCCTTGTCCCACTTCTACCTATTTTAAAGTCTTCTCTTTGTGGTCTCTGATTTTCAATCTCATTAAGTAAATCTTCATCCGTTATAGGACTCATCATTCCTGGTGAGACATTACCACCCTCCAGATCTTTTTGAAGTTCTTCTAATTTATCTTTTCCTACTATGTCTTGGACAGTTCCTCTAGCACCATAACCCCCTTGGTAGAAAATTATACTAGTAATTGCACCTGCTAATGCTTTAAACCAAGGAGGTCCAGGAATTTTAGAACCAAGCCGACCTCCAGCAGTAGCAGAAGCCCATCCTGCACCTTGATCCATAACTTCATACTGGAAAGGTTTCCCTTCAAGTACATTTTTCACACCAAACATGGAAGTAACAAATACTGAAACCTTATTAAGAGTACCAGCCCCTTTTTGAAATTGTTTAGATCCAAGAGGAGTACTACCTTTAGGTCCTTTTTGATTTACTTTCGTATCTGGTGTACCTCCTGGTACAACACCTCCCGTAGGTGGTCGCATTCCCTTTGCATTTCTGGCAACACCAAATATCGCATTCTTTAATTTATCTAATGGTCTTATTAATATACCACCAAGAGCAACTGACCCTAATGCCAAAGCAAGTTTGCCTATACCTATGGTCAGACCTCCCATTCCTGCGGTAACAAGAGCAACCGTTCCTCCAATAACTAATAATCCTTTTATTAAATCATTTCTTATTTTTACAAACTTCTCTTCATTATCACCACTTAATGCCCTAAGTAAGTTAACTGTTTTTTCTAATAGCCAACCACCAGCTAATATAAAGAATACGTTAACTAATTTACTTAATCCAAACTGTACCTTCTTACCTATACTCTTAACAGGTTCCATTAAAGATTTTTGAATTTTACTCTCTATACTTTGCTCATTTGCATCTGCTAATCCTTGACTTATTAATCTCCTTTGTCTTTGGGCATTTGCTGCTTCTCTTTGTCTATCTAAATTAGCACCAACTGCTAAAGATTGTGAAATAATTTGTAAAGACTTATTTAACTCAACTGTTTGTTGACTTACATTACTAACTTGAGATGCGATACCACCTAACAATGCAGAATTTCTAATTGTTGCATTTGCTGCTACAGAATCTTCTTTTTGCCTTACAATACCACCACCCGTAAATATACTACTAGAAACTGTGTTTCTAACAGCACGGATTCCTCCTCCTATTGGTGATTGAATGGGTTCAGCCATTTTGTTGTTGCTTTAAATTTTCTTCTTCAATATATTGCTGTAAGAGTGCGAGATATATTTCTCTTTCCCACGGCATCATATTTTCTAACTCCGTTAAGCTATATTTATGGTGTTGCATCAACGCAAAATTAATTTTATAGTATGACTCAAGATCCTCATGAGACATACTTATGCGAAAAAACTCTGCAGACCCTCCAACACTATCTCATTTTCTTTTTTTGTTTTTGGATTAGTCACCTTAACAGTATGTGACAACTTAGGCATAGTATCAAAAAATCTTTCAATACTTTTAAACTGTTTTGAATTAAGAGATTCTACAAATTCAGATAATTCTTTTTTTGTACAATCAGCACCAGCCCAAGATTCTTCCTCAGAATAAACTTGTTCAACACATGATGCAATCAACTTAAATGTATCATCAACATTCACATCCCCATCCATAGAAAAATTAGTTTTAATAAACTCTTCCATAGAAGGATACTTCATTCTTAAAGTATATTGATCATCTAATTTAATATCTGGGGTATGATCCTCATTAATATTCACTTTTATATCATCCAAGTTAATAGTTGTAGGAACTTGCGTTTCCCCATCATCAGGGCAAGTAACCATAACTTCAACTTCCTCTCCAACAGATTTACCTCTGATGTTAAGGAACAAAAATTCAATATCAAAGGTAGAAAGATCATTAACTTTCACACCCCTAGTCAAAATACACGCAGAAAGAACATCTTTAATAGCATTTGCTATTTGTTTATTGTCCTGACTCTCCATAGCAATAATCAAAACCTTCTCTTCTTTAACTAAAAAAGGTCTATACTTAAGTTTCTTCTTGGTAGAAGGAACAACTAACTCATAAGAAGGAGTCGCAATCTTTGGTAAAGGCATAATATGCTCAGTTCAAGTATTTTTATTTATAGGGGTAATTTGAAGTTATTTTAACCTCCGTAACGACCCTCACTAATAGTCGCTGAAGAAAAAGTATCATTACTAAAATATGATGCTGTTGGTAAGGATAATGAAGTATTAGTATTACTAAATGTTTTTAATTCATCTACCCTTTGATCATTTGGGGGAGTAGAGGGATTTAAAAGTAAAACTCTTTCTTTATCCTCTGCGGCCTGTGAAGCATAAGATCCTGCTGTATTCTTAGCAACACCTTTAGCTTGAGAAAATGAATCTGCTCTTCCACAAACATATCTTTCAAAAGCAAATGAGCAACTTGCTTTTAACAATTGAGAACTTTGATATTGAACTCTAGTAGAATCTAATGCAATAGGAAATAATCCCACAAAATTCCATTCTATATTTTGCCTATAATTCTTTTCAAACTTAACTATCTTAGTTGTTTGTGATCTGTAATTTTCTGGATAATGTAATTTAAAATTGTATCCACCACGAGAAGAATCTGCTGTAGATGCTCCTGTAATATATTCCATCCAATGCTCTAAAAACTTAAGTGTTCTATATTCATTATCTACATAAAATTCTAATTTAATTCTAGTAAAATTTCTTGTATGTGGTATTGTTTCAGTTACACCTTGAAATTCCCCCTGAACCACTTCTGTAGCAAAGGTAGATCCAGGCAAAACTGCAGAGTTGCAAAGTAATCCTATATCTTCTGTATGAAATCTATAATCTACACCTTTACGGGATAAATGTGATCTTAAAGTACCGCCAGGCAAACCAAACTTAACCAGATAATGCGAACTTTGAGCAACATTCTGAAACTTAGGTAATATTTGTGATATTTTCTTTGGAATTGGAGCAGACACTCTAAATAGATGTATTATATCATTTCTATTTAGATGGCTTATAAAGGAAAGTATTATCCAACTTTTCCTCACAAGTATAAGGGTGATCCTACAAATATAACTTTTAGATCATTGTGGGAAAGGAAATTTATGGTTTACTGTGATAAGAATGCAAACGTATTAGAATGGGCAAGTGAAGAAATTGTAATACCTTACATATCTCCAGTTGATAATCGTCAACACAGATACTTTCCAGACTTCTATATGAAGGTAAAAGAAACTGACGGTAGAATAAAAAAATATGTTATTGAAGTGAAACCTTTAAAGCAATGTAGTCCACCTAAAAAACCAAAACGACAAACACCACGTTACATAAAAGAAGCATATACATATGCTACAAATCAAACAAAATGGAAGGAAGCAAGAGAATATTGTGCTGATAGACAATGGGAGTTCAAAGTGATTACCGAAAAAGAACTGGGAATTAAATGAGTAGAGTTAAAGACATACGTGATAATTTAATCGGCACGGAAGATGCTGATGATTTAATGTTGGAAATTATTAGTGTCTTAAATGAAGGTGGTAAAACACCTGAAGTAGGAAAGTTTTATATTTTTGTATATAATCCAAAAACACCTAATATAAGGTATGACCAAAATCCTCTAGTTGGTGTAACTGGAGTATATGAATGGGGATTCAAAGGAATTAATTTTCACTGGAATGATCATAGAAATTACACATGGAATGAAGTTGCAGGAGGTTTATATGAAGTATCTAATGATGAACTAACTGACTTGGATGGTATTCCATTTGCAAGATTTAGACATTCATAGAAAAAAGGTATAAATAGCTGATAATAGTAAATTAGGTCGATAAATGGCGTTAAGTTGGAAACAACAATATGAAAGTGGGATGCTGGAGGAAGACTCAGGATATAAGGATTTATTTTCAGGAACAAATAAACCAATTCAAGAAGTTGGAAAACCATTTAAACCAAATGATAAGTTCTATCTTTCATATCCATTAGAAAGAGCTAAAGCTAAATCAGAAGATAGTTTTTTAATACAGTGTGTCAAATACTTACCACCAGGTCCTGGTCAAAGTCTAAGATTCAACCTGACTGATGACGCAAAGTCAACGCTAGGGAATAAAATAAACAATAAAGACGCTGGTTTGGATAAAGACAACAGTGGATCAATTGAAAAAAATGAGCAAATAAAGTTTATTGATACCAACAATTCCACTTTATCTGGCGTTGGAATGGACAGACGTGTAAATGAATTGAAGCAGAAAACAAGATTTTATGTGGAGCTACCAATACCAAAACAAGTTAATGATGGAAATTCTTGTGTATGGTCTGGTAATTCTATGAATTTGTTCACCTTAGCAGGTTTAGACTTGGCTAGTGGTCTTATGCAAAAACCAGGTGAAACCTTAGGTATGGTTCAAAATATAATAGATTCGTTTCTTAAAGGTGGTAACTTTGAAGATCTTGGACTTGGTGATGGTGAAGAAATGCAGAATGCCATAAGAGCATCTCTTTCTGGTCTTGCCATAAATCAGTTTGGTGGTAACACTACACCTAATAGTGTAATGTCAAGGGGAATGGGAAAAATATTAAACAGCAATAAGGAACTATTATTTGACGGTGTTAATTTAAGAGAATTTAAATTTGATTTTACCTTTACACCAAGAAGTAAAGCTGAAGGTGAAAGAGCGATGAATATAATTAGATCATTAAAAATGGCGATGGCTCCTAAAAAAGGTGAAGATAATTCTGGTAGCTCTGGTGGAATTCTTATAAATTCTCCAGATTTATTTTTATTAGAATATAGAAGTGGTGGTGTAACACATCCATTTTTAAACTCATTTAAACCTTGTGCATTAACATCACTATCAGTTAACTATACTGGTACAGGAACTTATTCAACCTACGCTGATGGATCAGTACCTGTTCACATGAAGGTTGCTATGTCATTTAAAGAAACAAATCCAATATACGAAGAAGATTACAAAGGAGTTGGAGGTGTAGGATTCTAATGGGATACTTAAGAGAATTACCTAATGTAAGGTATCAATCACCACTATCACATAAAAATTCATCAACGGATTTTATTATAATAAAAAATTTATTCCGTAAGAATAAAATTTTAGATTGGTTATCTAAAGAAACAGCAGTATTTAATAAATTTATTATTGCTGAAGGTGCTAGACCTGATACCGTTGCTGAAGATCTTTACGGAGATCCACTATTAGATTATATTGTTATTATTTCTTGTGGCATAACTAACATTAGAAATGAATGGCCACTCTCAAATAAAGAATTATATGAATTTGTTGAAGATAAGTATGGTACTAATATGAATGCTATTCATCACTATGAAACTTTAGAAGTAAGAGATGCTGAAGATAGATTAATATTACCAGCAGGTCAAAGAGTAGAACATAACGTAGCAAGTGGTAGACCATTTCAAATTGACGGTCCTGCTGCATTATTTGGTGGATCTGCTAACAAGTGGTACACTAAAACTGGAGGAGTAGTACAAGTAATTACAGGAGAAAGAATTTCACCTGTAGGGGGAATATCTAATTTTGATTACGAAACTCAATTAAATGAAGATAAAAGATTAATAAGACCCCTGAAAAGAGAGTATGTTCAGATGTTTGTAAACGATTTTAGAAGAATCATGAAGTATGATAGAAATACACAATACCTATCAGATACTCTCATATCGACAGAGAATACTAATTTAATCCAATAAAAAAGACCCCCGAAGGGGTCTTATCAAAAACAAACAGGAGTAGTTCTACGAGAACTCCCTTATTATATCATGATTCTGCTAATTTGGCAAAGTATGATAATGCATCATCGTCATCATCTGCAACAGGTGCTTTAGATACAGATTCTACTGTCTCAACAACAGGAGCAGATGCTCTTACATCTTCAACTTCTTGCTCTACAGTTTCAACATCATTACGAACTGGCTTAGTTCCAAGAACACTACTCAAACGAGTTTTGAGTTCATCGTATGACTTGAACTGATCATTAGCAACTAATTCTGCTAAAGAATGCTCTTTCTTCCAGATTGCTTCCATCGCATCGTCATCATCTAGTAAAGCACTAGTGGCAGCGAACTCAGAAGAGTCATAGTTTCTATAACCAG